TCTTCTTGTTTGAACGGGTCTTTGTCTTGTTTCAGCTCTTCTTCTTGTTTGAACGGGTCTTTGTCTTGTTCCAGCTCTTCTTCTTGTTTGAACGGGTCTTCTTCTTGTTTCTGGTCTTCTTCTCTTTGTTGATGTAGTTTCTGAACTCAATGTTGGAAGAGGTAATGTGGAGGACCCTCCTTTTAAGAAGGAGGAGAATGGGAGAGCACCAGCAATTTGGAGGAATGTATTTAGTCCAGGCATTTATTATAATCAATATTTTAATACATCTCTTCATCATTTTGAAAAATAATGGAATCATCTTCTTCGTCATATTCATGTATTTCAACGATATGATTTATAAAAGTAAGTAAATGATAAGCGTTGTCATCTCTTGTTTGAAAGAGAAGTGATCCGAAACTCCGTGAGATGTCTTGAAATCGCATGAATAGATTAACGATACTATCATTGTACTTTAAATCGAAATACAAATCCATTTCTTTAAATTGAATTAAATCCTTATGATAGGAAAACACATAGAATAAATGTTGAATTTCTGTAAGTTCATGATTAATAGAGACATCTTCCATAGCTTGGATAGTGTGAATCATTTCATAAAACAGAAGATCAAGGAGATCCTTTTGTGTTTGATTATCAGAAGAGTTTGTTTTCTCAAATAACCAATGAACAAAATCCTGCATTTACAATAAATGAAGAAAATAAAAAAAGATATTTAACTGATAATTCTTAGAAAGCGTGGGGGTAATAAAGGTCTTGACTGTGTTTCACTGTCTTGTACCCATCTACATCCCCACGGAGGAGACATTCGGCTCTTCGAGTAGCTTCTTGTCCCATCCAATATTGAGCGGAATTATTCCAGAATGTCGCTTCCTTTCGAAGAATAGAGTATTCAAGATGGTAATTTGGATTATTTTGAAGGAAGTTATTCTCTACGCGTTCCCTCTTCTTTCTATGGAGAGGCATTTTTGAAATTGTTTGATATTTTTCTTGAAATCAAATCAAATTTTGTGAATGAGTGGTTGAAGGGTTTCTCGGATTACGTCTATTGAATTGGAACCATCAATTTCAATGGTTCCTTTGGGGAAACGGAGTTGATTTGTTTCTGAGATATGGTCCATATTTCTGATATGATCTTCATAATTTTCGGGATACAACTCCTTAATACGCTTGATACGTATATGTTCGGGTGTTATTAGTCGTATGATCGTCCATCCATTGAGGGCATCTAATTCATTTTGATATCGTAGGTCATCAATAATACAATATTGTTTATCTTTGACTTGATTCATCACATAGTTGACCCAAACATCCGGATCAATTTCTCTTAATTTTCCTGCAATATTGATCAGAAGACTACGGTTTTTACCTTCCATTGAGAATAGTTCAACAGCAAGATCCTTTACCTTTTGTCCAAATGAGAAAACTGTATAACTTGAATTGTATTCTTGAATAAGTTTCGAAAGAGTTGTTTTTCCTGAACACATTGGACCGTAAATGGCTATCTTCATTATTCTTAGTAGTTAATTAATTTATAAGTATTTAATTTATAAGTATTTAAATATCAAATTTATTGTATTTCATTATGGAGTTCTTTGAAACATTCCCTCCATTCTAAACTCTTATACTTATGGGTTAATTCTTCCCCTTTTTGAATATCGGATAATGCATATATTTCAAAGATATCATTTTCAAAATCCCGGACTACTTTGCAATTTGGTTGGATACTGGTATTGTAGAATGTTGCGCATCCGGATGCAAATGCCCAGACATCTCTGTTTTCACTCCATGTAAATAGATATGGATTTTTATTTCCTTCACACAGGATTCTTCGCATAACTCCTTTTTCAATTAGAGTGTCTTTTTGTATTGCTTGATTTGCGAAGGCACCCATACCTTTCTTTTCTGTTTTTAGAACATCTACCTTTGAACAATCGACAAAACTCATATTAAGTAGATATTCTAAATATCCTTTAAATAATTACATAGTACTCGCTTCAACATTTTCCTCAGTAATTGAATGACCGAACCAATTTTCGGGTCCATGGCCGGTGTTTGTTAACTTATTAATAAGGCGAACACCAAAGACGATTAGAAAAGCAACAATGATTAATTTACTAACTGATATAAACTTATCAACTCCGTCACTTCGCATATAAAATTCACAACCAAATCCCAAGACAAAAACTAATGAAATAGCACCAATAACCATATTAGTCATCTGAGCATAATAGATCGCTCTTGCAATTTTATTTCTCCGCATATCTTTTTTATTTTTTAAATACATGTAAACATTACTAAAGAAATTAACTAAGATTAACAAAATACCTATATACAAAGAAGTTACCCCATAATTTGTTCCTTTAATTTTTGAGTCAATCCAATCAAGACCACTTCCACCTCCTTGAGGTTTGTTTGAAAACTTTTGTCTTATATAAGCTCCTGCATATGTAAATGTAGCGATAGTAATGACTAAATATGGAACAAAATCAGAGAATCCTTCGATTCTTTGATCTCCACGTGATCCTATAATCTGTGTATTTGATATCCATTCTCTCATACCAATAATAGTTGTGTAACAGGCGATTAAATAGATTGTCATTATAGTGTTACCTGTAAAGTATTTGTTATCACTCAGATCAGCACAAAAGAATGTATTTCCCATAGGTCCAAATGTTTCACTCAGTATGGTTGAAAGAGCGTACATTATAAAGAATATTAAGAAATATTGAATAATTGGGGCAGCTACAATAAGTTTTCCATACAAGTTCCTTTCTTCTCCGTCTCCGTGATTTCCAGCCATAGTATATTATATTTATACAATATAAAATATTCTGAATATAACTATCAAATAATATAACTATAAAATAATATAACTATAAAATAATATAACTATAATAGTATAATGAAAAAAACAAATCTTCGTATTCAGAACCGTTATGTATCCTATGGGGATAATAAGTATTATCTGAGTGATATTTCATCATTGGATAATTGGAAGGAGTGTGATATAGATACCTACACGGAATTAATAGATGTTACTGATTCAATTGTTCCTTTAATGAAGAAACATGGTGAATCGTCCAATGTTAATTTTATTGTGGATAATATTGATCAATTAATTCAGACAGGTGGTTGAGGTCCGAAGGTTCAACAAGGAGGTTGAGGTCCGAAGGTTCAACAAGGCGGTTGAGGTCCGAAGGTTCAACAAGGTGGTGGTTGAATCAAGCAATAACCGATCAAGTGACTATTTATTCAAATTAGTTTATCATATGACGGAATGAGTTTAAAGGAATAACTCAATCTTGAAACGGATAAATAATAAATTTGAAACATTATATAAAGATATTTTACAAGAATAAGAAAAGATGCATTTAAAAATTAAACCAGAGAATAATTCGGTAAAGGCTTATTATGAAAATCACACTGAATTTCATGAAGGAGATAGTGGATTAGACCTGTTTGTTCCTGAGGAGGTTAAAGTTCCAGGAAAGGCGATTGGTTTCAAGATAAATATGATGATATCCTGTGAGGCATTTGGGAGAGATGACAGGGAACCTGTTGGACTCGGAAATATTTCATATTATCTATATCCAAGGTCATCAATGGGAGCTAAAACTCCATTACGTCTGGCAAACTCTGTTGGAATTATTGATGCTGGATATCGTGGAAATATTATTGCAATTGTTGATAATATTTCCGAGGAAGAACATACTGTATTGGCTGGAACAAGGTTAGTTCAGATTTGCAGTCCAAACTTAGGACCGATTAGTATTTCGGTTGTGAATCAGCTTTCAGAAACGACCCGAGGTGTTGGTGGTTTAGGGAGCACAGGTGAATAATTCATTGGTCCTTGTCTTGTGTTTGTTTGTTCTGTTTATAATAATTAATTATTTCATTTAGATCTCTAAGAATCATACCGGCGGGAATTAATTCTTGTGGTTCCCAACTAATTCGCGAGTTAGCTCTTAATAAGAGATTATTGAGAGATTCAAGGAACTGTAAATCAATAGCAACTCTTATATTTTTAGTTTCATTTTCAGGTTGTTCTTTTTTTTGTTGTTGAACCATTTTTTTTATCTTTTTCGAGGCATCATTCTTTTTCGAGGCATCATTCTTTTTCGCGGCATCATTCTTTTTCGAGGCATCATTCTTTTTCGCGGCATCATTCTTTTTCTTATCCATTTTATAATAAATTAATAATTTTAAAACTATATTTAAACTTATTTTAAAAATAGAATATTATATGAACGAACAATATCAGATTATAGATAGTCGTATTCCTGTGGATATGAAAACAAAAACATTTTCTGGTTTTAAGAAGTCAGATGTTATTCAAGCTGTATTTAAATCAATTGAGATGAAAAAAATAGAACAAGCTTGTCATTGGGCGACTGAATGTATTGTTTCAGGTCATTCAATGTTACTTTGGGATAAATTGGTTGTATTTTCTTCAAAAGTAGTTCATATCAACAATCCGCGATTGCCTCAGTATATGTTAATGAAGAACAATATATTAATGAATCAGGTCAGACGATTAGATAATAAATCAAAAGATTCCATTTTATTATTAAGGAATAGTCAAATGGTGCGCAATTTATTTTTTGATGTTATCAGTACATTGGCGACATCATCCAAAACGAAACGATATGATAAATATTCAAAAATAGATGAAAAAGAGGATTTTAAATATGAAAATATTCAGAAAAGGTTACTTTCGAAGATGAACATATTACCAAGTTATATAATTCATTTTAATGATCCAGATGAATTAAGGATCATAATTAATGAAATCTTTACATTATGTAAGAATAAACAATTTGGATATGAAAGATGTTGTTATTGGATCATTTGGTTAACAAAGTGGGAAGCATTACATAAGAAGAAGAATACTTCATGGAATATATCAGGGAGAAATGTTGATGGAATAAATCCGAAGCATTGTGCGAATTTCATATGGATCATATGGGAAGTCATCTTTGAAGAATTAAAGACAAGAAGAAACAATACTATCAAAAAACAGATTGAATCATTGTATTCTTTATATAAAATGAATTATTCACCTGGAAAAAGGAATACACGTTTACCATTGGTATTTCATGCAATCGGTTACTTAACCCATACTATAAATATGAACATACCAATTAGGAGTGATACTAAAATATTTATTCAAGTTCAATCGAACGTAAATAAGATGTTTTTAGCGAAAAAGATAAATGAAGTAAAAACGAAGCCCATTGTTCAAGTTCCAAAGAAAAAGGAAGAGATACACATTGAATTGGTTGAAAATAAGATTGATATTTTCAATGAAATTGATAATATTGTTAAGAAATAAGTTCGCTATGCTGAACATGATTCACATGGTTTTTCAGGTTCAATTGTAAATTGGAGGGCTTTTGAACTTGGCCTTGTTCTCAAATAATACATCCCTGTTTTTAATCCTTGCTTCCATCCGTAAAAATGCATGGATGATAATAATTTAAAAGTAGGAGATTCAACAAATAAGTTCAAACTCTGAGATTGACAAATGAACTTACCTCTATCGGCAGCCATAGTAATTACATCTTTTTGTTTGATTTCCCAAGCTGTTTTATACCTCGATTGAATGAATGAAGGGATTTCTTGAATTCCTTGTACAGAACCGTCATTCTGAACCATTTTATCTTTGAGTTCATCATTCCATAATCCAAGTTCGAGTAGGTCCTTTACTAAGTATTCATTGATAACCATAAACTCACCTGCTAATACCCTACGTGAATATATATTTGAGAGAACCGGTTCAATGCATTCAAAATTACCCAAGATTTGTGAAGTTGATGCTGTGGGCATTGGGGCAACTAAGAGGCTATTACGGACACCATATTTTTTTATTTCCGAACGTAAATGGTCCCAATCATGCATAGAATTATCAATTACCTTTCCCCAGAGGTCATGTTGGAGTTTTCCGTGATAGAGAGGCGAGTTTATATAAGAGGAATAAGTTCCAAGATAGGTATCCCTGTCAAACTCTCTATCAATTGGACGAAGTTTATCATATAGTCCTTTCAAAACATCATCTGACACGAATTCTTTACTATGGGGGTGATTTTGATTGAGTCCTGTTTTAAGAGTTAACATATCATTTTCACGATCTCTCGCAATTTCCATAGATGCTTCTAATGATCCATAATAGATACTTTCAAAGATTTTATTATTTATATCTTTTGATTCCTCCGAACCGAAGGCTGTTTTCATTTCATAAAAAACATTTGCTAATCCTTGAACACCTAATCCAATAGGACGATGTCTTAAATTAGATCGTTTTGTTTCTTCAATTGGATAGAAATTGTAGTCAATAATCTTATTTAAATTGTATGTTAACACTTTCGCTAACTTTTTTAATTTTTGATAATCATATTCGGGTTTCAGATACTGAACTAATTCTGTATATCCACCAATAAACTTATTTTGATCTCTATAAATCTTAGGGAATGTTACTCCATGAGGTGATTCTGAACTCAGAGTAATAGTTTGATAATCTTTTTCAACATAGCGAATACCTTTTGATTCACACAATTTTTTTGCATAAGTACAATAACAACACCCTGATTTAGTATAAATTGTAAGTTCTAGGTCTTTTGTATCCTTAGAACGTAGACAGCTAGGTAATGAGATTGAAGCTAAATTGCATACAGCAGTTTCGTCCTTATCTGAATATTCAATGATTTCAGTACAGAGATTCGATGATTTAATGGTTCCTAGATTATTTTGATTGGATTTTTCATTGCACGCATCTTTATAGAGTAAATAGGGAGTCCCTGTTTCGATTTGTGAAGTTAAAATCGCAAACCAAAGTTCCTGTGCATCAATTGTTCTTCTGGTTTTCCCTTCTTCTTCATATTTTGAATATAATTCATCAAACTCTTTTCCGTATATATCAGATAATCCAGGACATTCATCAGGACAAAATAAATTCCACTTTCCACCCTCTTGCACTCGTTTCATGAATAGATCCGGGATCCATAAACCATAAAATAAATCCCTTGCTCTTTCTAATTCATTTCCATGATTTTTCTTTAATTCTAAGAAATCAAAGATATCAGCATGCCACGGTTCCAAATAAATAGCGAAAGATCCATTTCTCTTTCCCCCACCTTGGTCTATGTAACGGGCTGTATCGTTGAAATTGCGTAACATAGGAACAATACCATTTGAATAACCATTTGTCCCTTTAATGAATGAATTATTTGATCTTATATTATGGATATGAAGACCAATTCCACCCGAATATTTCGAAATTAAAGCACAATTTTTTAATGTATCATAAATACCATTGACAGAATCTTCTTTCATGGCGAGTAAAAAACAAGAAGCGAGTTGTTCTCTTTTCGTTCCAGCATTAAATAATGTTGGGGTTGCATGGATAAAATCTTTATTTGCTATATGATTGTATGTTTCAAACGCTTTATCAAGATTGTCTCTATGAATACATAGGGCAACGCGCATAAATAGATATTGGGGAGTTTCAACAATCGTATCATTTATTCTTAAAAGATAACTTTTTTGAAGTGTTTTTAGACCAAAAAAGTCAATATCGTAATCTTTCAGGAGATCTATTTGTTGATTAATTAATTCTGAGTTTCTCTGAACCAGGTCATTTAAATATTCTTGAATAATATCGTGATCATATAATTGTTGAATAACTTCCGAAAAGGAAGAAGATGTACTTTTATGATGGTTCGACACAACTATTCGGCTTGCGAGTAGTCCATATTCTGGATTTTTAGAATACATAGAAATAGCTATTTCTGAGGATAATTCATCTAATTTACTAGTCTTCACTTTATCATATATTTCTGAACAAACTTTTTGAGCAATAATAGTAGGATCAATATTTAATTGTGTTTTGAATTCGTCATTAATACATAATGAACGGATACGGCTAAGGATTTTATCAAAAGAAACTTCTTGAAGATCTCCATTCCGTTTTTGAACTCGCATAGTATACATTATATTAACGATGATATTTTAAGTATTTTATTTTTAATTTTTCCGTAAAATAAAATTTTAAAAAAAATAGTTGTTAATTTCTTAATTAATAGATAATCTCATGGATAAGTTGTTTCCAATCTTCTTTGATGACCTCGGGTCTTAGTTTATCAAGACACTTACGAGCATTTTCACAATTGAACTTTCTTTGTTCAGGAGTTATCTTCAACATTTTATCGAGAGCCACAGAGAAATTATGAATATCGTTTTGGTAATTATCCACATCAACTTCATAGGTAACAATAGAATCTTTCACTTCTTCAATGATTTCTTTGGGTCCATCAATATCGGAAACAATTACAGGGACTCTCCGATCAATCGTTTCACAAATCGTATATCCGAAAGGTTCATAGATACCTGTAATACAATTCACTCCAATATCTTTCCAATAAGATTCTTTTACATTTTCATCAGTTGAAAAGGGGATAACAACCAAATTGTTTTCATATTCCTTTTGGAGCTTCCTCCAATATTCATTATCATATTTATCATAATCAACACCCATATTAATAACTTTTACATTTTCTTTTACATTTTCCCTATTACTAACGGCAAGGATAGGGATTTCAGGTCTTTTTCGTGGAACATGGCGTCCAATATATCCAAGGGTATTTGAATCGTAATTGCTTTTATTTTCTTGGTGGTCATATTTCGGTGAGTAACTATTGTAAATGACCCTTGTTTTGGTATCAAATAGATTATATCCGAATTGATTATAATAATTCTCTTCTGCTTTACTAATCAACACAACATAGTCAGAATTCTGAAACGTAATTTCCTGTTGATTAAAGTTATTTGTATAACAAGAACCCATATTCGTAATATTTTCCATGCGAATTAAAGAGTGACACACAGAAATAATATTTAGTTCTGGAAATGAATCTTTAATTTGAGTAATTGTATCCAATGCGATCCATAGGTTATTTACACAAATGTCTATATCGCTAAAACACGAAACAATATCTTCGGGTTTTTCAATGACTCGGATCGAAGGATATTTCTTATGGCATGATTCAGGCAATTTGTCGTTGTATGCCAGGAAGATAGGAATCACTTCAATATCGGGGTCATTTTCAAACATCTTGATGAAATTAACGATCCATGTAGCTACACCTCCATAAACAATCGGTGGAATTTCATTGGTTAAAAGTCCTACTTTTATTTTTTGATGAAAGATGATCTCATGTTTAGGAGTATTCAGAATATTTGATGAATGGATGTCAAAGAGAGAGAGGATGATTTTATAGATATCGTTACCTACATATAGATTGAACCGTTCAAATACCATACATAGTATTTGAAAGATGTTTTGGAAAAATCCTGTAATACAGTGATAGATCATTTTTTACTGGAATAGATAGTGGTTATAAAATCAAATTTTAAGTTAATTGTTTAATTAGCATATATAATTCTGAATAATTCCATGTTAATTTTCTCGCAGATAAATATTCTTCTGTGTTGGGATTGAATTGTTCCGGTAACATTAATGAATCATCCAAAGTTAATATTTTTTGGAGTATTTCATTGGATACAAGGAAATAATTATTATTTGGATTCGATTGAGCACGATGCATCGGAGAACGCTGTTTTGTAATATTATTCCTTTTATACATTTCCATATATACTTGTCCCAAGGCCAATGAACATAAGATCCATATTTGACCTCCATAGTATTGGTCATCTTTATATCTCCCTATTAGATTTAATGATTTATCAGAATATTTCTCTCTAAAATACTCTAATAAATTATCACATGTATGGGTGACTAAATGAAGAGGTAATTTTTGAATAATTATATCATCATATTCGATATGACAAAACGCCAAAATATTCGCAGAATCCTCGTACTTAATTATATCTCCGCTTTCATTAAATGATGAAATGATAGTTTCTCCATTTAGATGATCTTGAATACTTGTTAATAATATATTGTAGTGCTCTTGGATATCTGAGAAATATTCTTTATGAAACATACAATCTTTGAGGAATTTTAATTGAACCATTCGTGTATAGAAGTGCCAACCTATATTTTCTTCCCATAGATCATAACATACTTTGGTATAATTATTAATTGTATAGTCAAGATCTTTTTTGATCATAGGAATAAGCATATTATCTACTATTTTCTCATAATCATATTTAAATAAATCAAGGACCTTAATAAGAATAATACCTCGTAGAGCTGGTCCATCATTTTGTGGTCTTCCCCAACTACCATTGAAGGGTGTGCGGTTTATGTTAATTTTTGGTTCTCCTAAACCGGATATAGTATCTAATTCTTGGATTTTTGATTCATTTTCAACATAATTAATAATATATTGAAAGTATTTCGCTTCTTTTGTTTTTTGATACATATCTATAATCGGTCTCATAACTAATGCTGAATCACGGATCCAATGGTATTTATAATCAGGTTCCGTTGAGGGTGAAGCAATTATTATCCCTGGATTAGGAGTCGTATTTGTATTCTCAAAAATACGATCCATAATTTTATTTATATTTTGAGACGTCATTATATAGTTATTTATATTTTTAATTTATTACTTTATCCTCACTATTATATACTTTTATCATATGTTCAAGAAGTATAAATCTGTCATTCATAAGACAGAGTTGAATGTCATCTTTAAAAACATAAAATCCTTCATTCAAAAGATTAATAATATCTTGGTCAACTAAATTATTTATTAGACATATATGAATTAAAGAACACTCTTTTTCTAATAAATATGAATAGTTCTTTATTAGGTGGGCTAAGAAATCATATTTTATATTCTTTTTCCGGATAAAATACTTGGTAAAAACCTCTGTGGATGGAGTATATTTTTTTTCGTGGAATAAATAGTTTAATATTCTGTAATTGTTATTATCAAAACAGTGGGAGAGAATATCTTGATAGCATATCATAGAATTCTCTATGTGGTTTATAGAAAAGACAAATAAATCATAATAATCTTTATAAATACAAGAAGATAAAAACCTATCGGTTACATCAACCTTACGACTGACAATTAAATAAAAAAATATATCCTCAGCGTTTGTCATTCTACACATGATTGACGAGATTTTTGTTTGTAATTTTTCTTGAATTGTATCATAGAAATGAATAACTAGATATGAAAATAATTTTTTGAATCCTTTTTTGATCGACAATGAGAACAAGGTTTCAATTTCTTTGAGATATGGATTCCCAACTGTACCTGCTTTTAACAAAAGATCTATTATTTCAATTCTTTCATAATTCCCAGCTACAAGAATAGGATTTAATGTTTGAGTTGTGATTGAAAATAGTTCATTATGCGCTGATATATTAACATAAAAACGATTAAATAAGATCTTTAAAAAACTTTTGAAGTGAAAACCAGCTTTGATTAAATCAGTGCGGTTCAAACGAATAAGTATGTGTATGTTTTCTAATGATAAAGAAATATTATTCTTTAACAACCATGTAAAAATCTTTTTTGATATCCCACGCTTACATAATTCATTCATTTGTTTATTCGTTGATTGCGATATAAATATTGAATTGTAGCATTTTGGGGATGTAAATAAATCCATTATTTTATCTTTGTTTTCTCCGGTTTCTATTTCCCAAAAATCATTGTAGTTCTGAATTATATC